TGATGCTGATAAGAAAAGGTTTGCCAAGCAAGATGCTAGAATGAAGTTTGGCAAGTTCTATGACAAAGCAAAGGAATCAAAAAATCGTCTCCGTCCTGGTGAAGTAAAACGTTATGATAAAACTCTTGGTAGATACGTCTCCAATAAAGAGTAATGAGAGGAGGTAACGGGGCATATACTAATGCGGCAGCTGCCTCTGGACCTTTTGCAGGTTTCGATAAGAAACTGTACAAGGGTGCTGATGATTTATTGTCTCAGGATTATCAAACTGCAGCTGAAACTGGTGAGAATAGATATAGATTTTCAAACATTTACCCTGTAATGAAAGTCTCCCTTTCAAATAATATGGGAGACGGACCTTCAATTGATGCCATGGTTGCTGCATCAAAAGAGTTTGTTAATAGAATGGACGAATCTAGTAAAAAAAAGTTTACAGATTTTATGCTGGAAACGCAAATTAGACAAAAGTAGATATATAGAGTATAAACATACTGAGGTTCATCATGCTTTCATTTTTACTTCCATTAGCATCAAAGGTAATTTCTGATGCCGTATCAAAGATTCCAGAAAATGAAGAATTGGGTGAGAAACTTATTGAGATCTGTCTTGTTATTCTTGCTAAGGCAGTTAAGTTGACTAAAACTGACATGGACGATCAACTGCTTGAAGTAGTTACTAAGGCAATCAAAACAAGAGAAGAATGATTCTCAGGATACCTTCTTAAGGTATCCTATTTTTATAAATATCTTATAGCAAATAAATTCATAGAGAGACAGACATGGCACTCTGGGGAAATAATGACAACAAGTTTTCGGGAGGAAGCGTCTCCGTTAACTATGCAAATAGAACTGTAATTGGTAGTGGTACTTCCTTCGGAACAGTTGGTGCTGGTGGAACTGGTGACGTTATCAGATTTGGTAATGTTTTCGGTGGCGCAACTGGTTACTTTGGTGAGGCTGTTATTGTCAGTGTAGGTGGCACTCAACTTGCACATATTCAATCTGTCGCTGGTTTGAGTGGCGGTGAGATTCATGAGGTTTCTTATCAGGTAACTGAATCTCCTAAGTATGTCGCAACAGATCCTACTCTGAACCAATCTAGTGGCGGTGTATTTGAGAGAACTAAGAAGTATTCTTCTTCCGTAACCTCAAGAGTTGCAATTGGCGATACTATTATTTTGGTTGACGCCGATCCTACCGCAGTTTCTGATGCAGTTACTGCACTAGATCAGGTTGTCTATGGAAGAAACGTCTTCCAAGACATGAGAATGCACTCTTCCGTTGCTGGAACCAGTAGCACATCTATTATTCTTACCAATGGTGTAAGAGCACTCGATCATCACTATCATGCTAAGAGAGGTGAAACATTCACTGCTGGCGCACTGAGTGTTGATGTTGTTGAGCGTCCATTTGAAGGTGATATTCACGGACTCGATGAGATTAAAGTTGGTGACAACTTCGTTACCATGACTTCTACAGATCCTGAAGTCATTACTAATAACATCGCTATCGGAACCATCACCACTCCTTCACCTGGAGTAAGGCGTCTTGAGTTCAGCGTTGGACTCTCCGCTCAGGTTAATGGTTTGGCTGCTGTCCACATCAGAAGAGGTATCGCAGCTGGTGAAGAAATCTTTGTTGTTGGCGGCGAAGATGTTAAGAGTAAGGAGAATCAGGTAATCGGACTTTCTGCAGCGTCTGCTGGTGCTGCTCAAGGAACTCAGTTTGAAGCAGGTGTCGGTTGGGTTGGTGTTACCACCTATACTCAAGACGACGGAACCTTAAGAGTCAAGAAAGAAGTTCTGGTTGCAATGTCTGGTGTCACAACCAGCACTGTCTATCCTCCTACTAGCATGGTATGATGAGGGATGCTATTTAATGAATTGAATGGGGATAACTTCCTCCTCTTCGCAATTAAAAATTATGAAAATCCTCAGGCAGTAACCAAAGAAGATTTTGAGAAAGACTTAAATCATTTTAAGTATATCAAGAGACTGTTAAAACGTTACAGGAATACGGGTGAGTTAAAAACTCACCTGCTCCTGAATCATTTCATCATCTTGTATAATATTTTTGGTGAAGCGACAACTCCCATGTTATTCTTTAAAATTGAAGAAGAACTGTGGGGATGTATGAAGACTTTCATAGTTTTCTTAGACAAGATTCCTGAGTATCCTCATACTTATATTCATGATATTCCAGTGGATGACTACTGTCTAAACAAACTGTATGCAGCCTACGATGAAAAAAACAATCCTTGATAGAATCATTGAGTATATCCGAGAGGATATGGCTGCTGCTCCTACCAACAATGTTGGTGGCGGTAAGATTGCTGGAACTGTAGAGGCAGGTGACGATCCTCCAGTCAGAATGAAGAAGAGAAAGAAATACATCTATATGAAAGGTGTAAGAAAAATGTGGAAACCTAACAATGGCGGAGCAAATTAAAGTCGCGATTTTAGAGGAAAGACTGCAGAACTTTGAGACATTAGTCTCTAGGTTAGACTCTGCTATTGAAAAATTGGCTGAGGTAAATAACAATGTGTCGCGCATGTTAGCCGTCCATGAGGAAAGAATTACGAAGCAAGAAGACATCGACTCAGTATTGTTTGACAAAATCGACAAACTGCGTGATAAAATGGACTTCGATCATGACAGCGTTACTCAACGATTATCATTACTGGAACGGAAACTTTGGATTGGCATCGGAATACTGGGAGCAATCGTAGCACTTACCAATCCTCAGGCGATTAAGACTCTTCGCCCCTTGTTATCCTCTGCTGAAAGTGCTATAGTGGCACCAGCAGTTGCTTTTGTGGATGGATCATATTGATTCCAAATTTATTGGACTCATATCGTCAAGATTAAGTAAGTTCAAAAAGGTAAAGTCAAACCTTTATAACTTTCGATGCCCTGTTTGTGGTGACTCGCAAAGAAATAAGAACAAAGCACGCGGGTATATCTACGCTGTAAAGACTAACACTAACTTTAAGTGTCACAATTGTGGTGCTTCGATGTCTTTGAATAACCTCATCAAACACATCGATGTTTCCCTGCATAAACAATACACCCTAGAGAAGTTTAAAGACGGGCATACGGGTAGGAATTTTGTTGTAGATGAACCTACGTTTCAGTTTGAGGCACCAAAGTTTAAAAAGAAACTAAAACTGCCAAAGGCAACTGAAAGTGCTAAGGCATCTGGATATTTGACTGCAAGGCAACTTGACACGTCGAAGTTTTATTATGCAAAGCACTTCAAGAAATTTGTAAACTCACTTAAACAAACCTTTGATAGTGAGGAACATGAAGAAGATAGAGTCATCATTCCTCTTTACTACAAGAAAAATTTGATTGGTATTCAGGGTAGGAGTCTAAATTTCTCAAATCCTAAATCTATTAAATATATCACGGTGATGCTTGACGATGATGCTCCCAAACTTTACGGATTAGACGATGTTGACACAGACAAACCAGTATTCATCACAGAAGGACCGTTTGACAGCACGTTCATTCGCAACGCGATTGCTATGTGCGGAGCTGACGCTGATGTTAGTAAGTGGGGGATTAGCAATCCTGTGTGGATTTATGATAACGAACCCCGCAACAGAGAGATTGTCAATCGAATCAGTAAAACAATCGATAGTGGCGACTCCGTAGTTATCTTTCCCTCAAATATAGAAGAGAAAGATATCAATGACATGGTTGTATCTGGACTGGATGTGCAGTCTGTGGTAGAATCAAATATATATTCTGGACTAGAAGCTAAACTTAAATTCAACACCTGGAAAAAGATATGACGAACGGCACCAAAGTTAAGAAGAGAGATGGACGAATTGAACCCCTTGACTTGGACAAGATGCATGTGATGGTAGAGGACGCCTGCAGGGGTATTGCAGGTGTATCTGCTAGTCAAGTTGAGATGAAATCTGGTATTCAATTTTATGACGGGATTACTACATCAGAAATTCAGGAAATTCTGATTCGTGCTGCATCTGATCTGATTGATTTGGAGACTCCTAACTACCAGTTAGTTGCCGCTAGACTGCTTCTGTTTGCCCTTAGAAAGCAGTTGTATGGCAAGATGCGGGAGTTACCTCATCTAGAGGCACATATCATGTCATGCACGAACATTGACGTGTATGATAAGGAAATCTTCATGAAGTATTCCAGGGAGGAAATTGATAAGGTAAATAGTTACATCGATCATGATCGGGACTTCCTGTTCACATATGCAGGATTGCGTCAGGTAGTGGACAAGTATCTTGTGCAAGACAGGAGCGGTGGGGGAGTCTATGAGACACCGCAGTTCATGTACATTATGATTGCCCTGACGATTTTTGCTGAGTATCCAAAGGAAACTAGACTCTCCTATGTAAAGAGGTACTATGACGCAATCTCAAAACATAAACTCAACATTCCTACTCCGATTATGGCAGGAGTTAGGACTCCACTCAGACAATTTGCTAGCTGTGTGCTTGTTGATATTGATGACACCCTCGATAGCATCTTTAGCTCTGATATGGCTATCGGCAAATATGTTGCACAGCGTGCAGGAATCGGCATCAACGCAGGTAGAATCCGTGGTATCAACAGCAAAATCAGAGGTGGAGAGGTTCAGCACACAGGCGTTGTACCTTTCCTCAAGAAGTTTGAGGCAACTGTCCGCTGCTGCACTCAAAATGGCATTAGAGGCGGAAGCGCAACTGTACACTTCCCCATCTGGCACCAAGAAATAGAAGACATCCTTGTTCTTAAGAACAACAAAGGAACAGAAGACAATCGGGTACGCAAACTTGACTACTCAATCCAGATTTCAAAACTTTTCTACGAACGTTTCATCCAGGATGGAGAAATTAGCCTGTTCTCACCGCACGACGTACCAGGTTTATATGACGCTTTTGGTACTGATAGGTTCGATGATTTATATGTGGGGTTTGAACGAGATGAGTCTGTTCCAAGAAAGACTGTGGGGGCACAGAAACTGATTCTCGACATGCTCAAAGAAAGAGCAGAAACGGGACGCATCTATATCATGAATATCGATCACTGTAACTCCCACTCTTCTTTCAAAGATAAGGTTGAGATGAGCAACCTGTGCCAAGAAATTACTCTTCCAACCTATCCTATTCAACATATTGATGATAGTTTGGGTGAGATTGCTCTTTGTATCTTGTCTGCTGTCAACGTAGGTAAGATTAAGAATGATGAGGAACTGGAAGACTTATGTGATTTGGCAGTCCGTGGACTGGAAGAACTGATTGATTATCAGGAGTATCCTGTAGAGGCAGCTAGACTTGCTACAAAGGCACGTCGTTCGCTTGGTATTGGTTTTATTGGACTTGCACACTACCTTGCCAAACTTGGATTCAAGTATGACTCTCAAGAGGCATGGGATGCTGTTCACGGACTCTCTGAGTCCTTCCAATATTACCTTCTGAAGGCGTCTAATCAACTTGCCAAGGAAAAGGGATGGTGCGAGAACTTTGGACGCACCAAATATGCTGACGGCATCCTTCCTATTGATACATACAAGAAGGATGTTGATGAAATTTCAAGTCAGGAGTTAGCACATGATTGGGAGTCTCTTAGAGCATCTATCTTGGAGTTCGGGCTCAGACACAGCACTCTGTCCGCACAGATGCCATCGGAGAGCAGTTCCGTTGTGTCAAATGCAACAAATGGAATCGAACCACCTCGTGGATACTTGTCCATTAAAAAGTCGAAGAAAGGTCCTCTTAAGCAGATTGTTCCGCAATTCTCTTCCTTGAAAAATAACTACACACTTTTATGGGATATGCCTGACAATAAGGGTTACATAAATGTGGTGGCAGTGATGCAAAAATTCTTCGATCAGGCTATATCTGGTAACTGGAGTTATAATCCTGAACATTTTGCAGATAATGAAGTCCCTGTGTCTGTCATGGCAAATGACTTTTTATCTACATATAAGTACGGGTGGAAGACTTCTTACTACCAGAACACTCATGACATGAAGAACGATGAGGTAGAAGAAGACAAACCAAATTTAGAAAACCTACTAACAGAGTTAGAACAAGCCGAGGAGGGAGAGTGTGAATCCTGTGCAGTTTAAGATTTCGTCTGTGGATGATACCACAAATAAGGTTAAAGGTATGACAGTCTTTAACACTGAACAAGTAAATACAAAGAAGCAACCGATGTTCTTCGGTAAACCTCTGGGAGTCCAGAGATACGATTCGTACAAATATCCAGTTTTTGATAAACTCACCACCCAACAATTAAGTTACTTCTGGAGACCTGAAGAGGTTTCTCTCCAGAAGGACAGGGGCGATTATCAAACACTACGTCCTGAACAAAAGCACATCTACACTTCTAATTTGAAGTATCAGATTATGCTTGATTCCATCCAAGGTAGAGGTCCTGGGATGGCATTTATTCCTTATTGCTCTCTTCCTGAACTGGAAGCATGTATGGAAGTCTGGGGATTCATGGAGATGATTCACAGTCGTTCCTACACTTACATCATCAAGAACGTCTACCCAGACGCCTCTGAGGTGTTTGACAAGATTGTGACTGACGAGCGCATCCTAGAACGTGCTGCAAGCGTCACCAAGGGGTATGATGACTTTATTGGTGCTGCTCACCAGTATGATAATTCTAATGACTGGCAACATGCTTTAGAACAAGTTCCCTACGCACTGGAAGGCAAGTATGAACTCAAGCGCAAACTCTACAGAGCCGTCGCAAACGTTAATATTCTTGAAGGTATTAGGTTCTACGTTAGCTTTGCTTGTAGTTTCGCCTTTGGTGAACTTAAGCTTATGGAGGGTTCCGCTAAAATCATCTCTCTTATCGCAAGAGACGAAAACCAACACCTAGCAATCACTCAGAATATTCTGAATAAGTGGAAGCAAGGTGACGATCCTGAGATGAAGCAAATCTGTAAGGAAGAAGAGGAGTGGACTATCAAAGCGTTTGACACCGCTGTCAATGAAGAGAAGCGTTGGGCAGACTATCTGTTCCGAGATGGTAGTATGATTGGTTTGAATGACAAACTGCTTCAGCAATATGTTGAGTGGATTGCCAATCGTCGCTTGAAAGCACTAGGACTGAAACCGCAGTATGACATTGCTGCTAAGAACAATCCACTGCCCTGGACACAGCACTGGATTTCCTCTAAGGGACTTCAGGTAGCACCACAAGAGACGGAGGTTGAATCCTATATTGTTGGTGGAATCAAACAAGATGTGAAAAAGGACACATTTAGTGGTTTCCAACTCTAATTTTTGCTATACATAGGGGGAGGAATCCCCCTTTTTTAATGCCTAAAAATCAAGTTAGTCTAGAAGAACTGAGAGTTCGCATTATGAAATTAAAGCATGATGTGGACTGGGAATCAACTCCATATCAGGCAGAGAAGGATATGGCACAGAAATATCTTAGTTACGTTTTAGATATTCTTGATGAATATAGATTTTAACGCCAAGGAATATCATATTCGGTAGGATCTTTCAACTCTGGGATAGCGTTATACAGATTCATTTGTTCTTCCCATACCTTTTTAGTGGCAAAGAACACGGTTGATGGGACTGAAAGCAAGAAACTATTGGTGCTATACCTAGTGCCAGACTTAATTTCATCAACTTCATGTACCCAGTGAAATCCAGCAGGGAAAATTAGAGCATCACCTTTCCCAAGTTTTACTCTATGCTTTCCTTTGAAGAATAAAAAGTCTCCTCCTTCATAATCATCGTTGAGATTGAAGGTGCAACTTCCATACACATACTGATCGTGATCTACATGAGCATGTAACTTGGTTCCAGTATCATATTTGAGAAGTCTGTGCATGTGAGAGAACTTGAGGGAACCTCTTCTCTCAATATGGAAAGCATCAAACTTATCTGTGTAATCGTGATACTCTCTAATGATGCTTTCAGTAGCATTATTAATAGCAAGAAAATTATCTGTCCCTGGTATCAGTTCAATTCTCTTGTATGAGGAGTATATATCTGCCCCTGTAGTCGCCTCTGGGCAGTGTTCTAGGATATGCTCACTACTTCTACTCTCATACTCCTGAATCAAACTGTCGCATTGCTCAGGGGATAAAAAGTTTTTCTTGTGATATATCAAGTCAGTTAATTTAACGTCCATACCCAAAGTCTTTTACATATTTATTCTAACACACTAAATAGGTGCTATGATGCATGGTGTGTATGGATGTTGACTATGAAAATCCCTGGATATATCGTGACAAACCTTTTTCTAGTGACGATATTGGTGACTACTATGGTTTTGTTTATAACATTACCAATCTCACCAACAAACGACAATACATTGGGAGAAAGTATTTTTACCAACATCGAACGCCTAAAGGGAAAAAACGCAAAGTAAAATCAGAATCCGATTGGAAAAAGTATTATGGCTCTTGTCCAGAACTTAAAGAAGACATTCAACGCTTGGGTAGACAAAATTTTAGTAGAACTATCTTGTCATTACATAAAACACCTGGCAAAACAAACTTTGAAGAAACCCGACAACTCTTCGCCCATGGGGTTCTCACTGAATCCCTTGACACGGGAGGACCTGCCTACTACAATAGCAACATCCTCTCAAGATACTTCAGAAAAGACTACTATGATGGAGACTGAAGACATTGTTAGACACACTCGTGACTGGGCAATCAACCGTATCGGTGACATGCATGAAGATGGAGTGACTATTGAAACCATTGAAGATGCATATGCAATCTGCCAAGAATTTGATGAGTGGATTGAACCAAATGAAGATGAACTTGAGGTTGTAAGTATCGACGAAATTACAGATGAAGAGTACGATGATTATCTCGAAAGAAAATGATTCAAGTATTAGATGATGTTCTAGCAAAACAAACGCAGAAGTATTATCTTGAACGTGTGATAAGTGTTGATTGGAAATACAACGGAAACTCTGGATTTTTTGATTTAATCTACGACTTTCCAAATGTCTTTGATAATGACATGTATAATACAACTCTACCACTCTTTATGGAGATAGCATCTAAGTTTGATATTAGTTTGGAGAGTAGTCTTCAACTGTATAGATTTCAACTTGGAATGTTTATCAAGAATCAAATCAACAATAGTTCTGATGAGCATCAGAAACCACAGGTAGACTCTGATAAACCACACTATACTCTCCTCTACTACTGTTCCGACTCAGACGCTCCTACTTATATTTTTCAAGACGGAGAGGTTGTTGATAAGATAGAATGTAAGCAGGGAAGAGCAGTGCTTCTTCCTGGAGATGTTTACTATGCATCCTCTTGTCCCAAAGAATATCAGAACAGATTGGTTCTGAACTGTAATTTTGGAGAAGAAATTTCCAGTGATTACTGGAGATAATAAATAAACCACGAGTGAAAAACATTATGAAAATTCCTGCTCCTGAACCATATACTTATGTGGATTATCAGTGTAGTTTCAAAAGTATTATTCATCCAATTCTTCAACTAGGCGAAGAAGTAGAAGGAATTGAATTGGGGACTGCTACTGGAGAGTCTTTCTTTACCATCCTCCATAATTGTCCTAACGTTAAGAGACTGTACGGACTGGATGAGTTTAAACCATACGTTGACTTGCTCACGCATGATGGTTCACCATGTCATCTTTTTGATGAAAAGAAGATTGACATGATTAAGATGAACTTTTACCACAATTTTAAGTATAGCAATGTTGGAGATAGAGGAGTATTTGCGGAGGCATCTGCTGATGAGGCACTGGAAACATTCCAAGATGAAACTCTTGACTTTGTTCTCCATGATTGTGGCATCAACTATGACAGTGCCAAGAACGAAATCGAATCCTGGTACAGAGTCTTGAAACCTGGTGGCATCTATGCTGGACATGATTGGAATGGACACTTCATTAAGAAAGCAGTCCAAGAATTTAGAGAAGAGAATGGGATTACCAGTCCGATGACAACATTTGATAATGTTTGGATGTGGTATAAGTAATGACAATTGAAAAAAGATATACGATAACTGATACTTATATTGGTGTATTTGATAACTTTTTTCCTGATGCCATGCTGGACAAGTACATTCAGCACTTTAAGGCACTAGAAGACGCAGGAATGACGTTTGGTAGGAACCAGTATCAACGTCATGAGATTATAGATTCTAGTATCGCATTTTCAGAATATAACTTCTATCAAGAGGTAGCAATACCTTATGTTCAAAAAGAGTTCATGCAAATCTTTTTTGAGGAAGTATATGATCTTTATATGAAAGAGTTTAGTATGCTTTCAGGTTATGAAAAACATGGGATTATTGATGTCAAAGTTCAAAAAACTCTACCAGGACAGGGATATCACGATTGGCACTGTGAAGATTCTGCCGCAAGATATAGAAATCGAATTACTGCATTTGGATTATATTTGAATGATGTAGAGGAGGGAGGAGAGACAGAGTTTCTTCATCAAAAGACAAGGTACAAACCAATCAAGAATAGAATGTTAGTATGGCCTTGTACATACACTCATGCTCACAGGGGTAACCAACCATTGTCAGGAGAAAAATACTTGCTGACGGGGTGGACAGAATTCATTCCCTGATGTATAATAAAGAAGTTCAGAAATGAACTGCGGCAGTCTCCTTGGTGGTTCAGGACTGGCGGCGATAGGAACCACCACATGACTCGCTAGCTCAGTTGGATAGAGCAACTGCCTTCTAAGCAGTCGGTCGAAG